CTGATCGAACATGCCACCGGCATCGGCTTTGGCGTGATCTTCTTTGCGATCAATCTGCCGTTTTACTGGCTGGCCTTCAAACGCATGGGAATGGCCTTCACGATCAAGACCTTCATCGCGGTCGGGCTTGTCTCGGTGTTTTCAAAGCTGATGCCGATGTGGATCGATTTTTCAATGCTCAACCCGATCTTCGCCGCCATTGCGGGCGGCGCATTGATGGGGATCGGCCTGCTGATGCTGTTTCGCCATCGGGCGGGCTTAGGCGGGATCAATATCCTCGCCCTGTTCCTGCAGGAACATCTCGGCATCCGCGCGGGTTATTTCCAGCTCGCCGTCGATCTGGTCATCCTCGCCTGCGCCTTCCTGACCCTGCCGTTCGACAAGGTCCTGCTCTCGATCCTCGGTGCGGTCGTGCTCAACCTGATCATCGCGCTTAATCACCGTCCGGGCCGATACCTCGCCGCGCGGTGATGAAATAAGCATGTAAGAAGAATCTGTTGCTGATTTTTCTCTAGCTGATTTTTGTGTCAGTTAGGGAAGAAATGCCGTTTTCCTTTGACGAAAACACAACCCAAGATACATAAACTTCTCCATTTTGCAATCCTGAGAAAACACCATAGCTCAAATGACACAAGATATCGATAAGAAGACCGATGGATCGCGCACCAGCACAATTCATAAAACGATAGTGGTCGTCATAGTAATGGTGTTCGCAATGTTGCCTTGATGGCAATACTCGGGATGCAGATCGAGGAAATCTGCCCCCCGTCCCGCTCGGATTTCCGGCATGCCGCCAACTTGTCGGTCTGGAATGGGAGACACTGGCAACCGGCATTATGAGCCTGATGGCCCAACTAAATACGCATAATGCGCATAAAAAATTGACAAGCCTCTTTCATATGCGCATAATGCGCATATCGACAGATGGAAAGGAGGCTATGGGTAGTAAAGAAATACTTAAAAAGCTTCAAAGTGATGGGTGGGAAATTGTCCGAACAAGAGGAAGCCACCATCAGTTGAGACATCCTGAGAAATCGGGAACAGTGACGGTCCCGCATCCGAAGCGGGAGTTGCCAACCGGCACCGTCAGAAGCATCGAAAGGCAATCTGGTGTGAAGCTGCTTTAAGCGGCTTCCACCAATCAAAAACAAAATGATTGCCGTAACAGGGAAGTAAACATCAGCTTCAGGGCAGATGTAACGATGTTGAGGAATGAAATGAAACGAACCTACTGGGGTTTGGTGCATAAAGATGGGGGTAGCGACTATGGGATATCTTTTCCGGATTTCCCCGGGTGTGTAAGTGCAGCAAACACAATGACAGAATTGGTGGAAATGGGGACAGAAGCCCTTAACTTCCACATTGAAGGCATGCATGAAGATGGCGAGGAAATCCCCGCCCCTTCGCCGGTCGTCGGCCTTGAAGACGACGCGATTGGGATTGTTGCGATCACCGCAACCATTCCAGGAAAGAAACGACGGATTAACCTGACACTGGACGCCAATCTGATCGACTTGATCGAGGCAAAACACGGTAAACGCGCGGTATCTGGCTTCCTTGAAGAAGCCGCCAGGCGCGCCCTTTAACCCATACCCTTTCCACTGTCGACAATCCCGCTCGCAGCTTTAACCGGCTGCGGGCTTTCTTTTTGCGCTATCCCGCCCTCAAGGAGGATTGACGAAACCACAATCATAAAGATTATCTTTTTCCAACAATACAATTCGGGAGAAGTATATTGACAAGATATTGGAAGTGGAGCCAAACACTTAAAGATTGGCGCAAGATCGTTAAAAGATGTCGTATAGCAATTAGCTACCGTTACAACAGACTTAAAGACTGGGCCAAAACATTCTGGAACCCGTTTGGGGTATTGTTCGCTGGCCTCTCTCTGGGCGCGGCCTTTGTTATTTGGCTCTATGAGGAAAGCTTCCTCGATTTTTTGCAAGCCACATTTACTGTTCTTGGCCCCGCTCTTGCGATAGTGCTATTCAAGGTTCAGCGCACCATCGACATACTGGACGCCAAGACCAAAGACATCGAACAAGTCACGAGGTTGATGAAACAAACTCGTGCTGAGATCGAGCAGTTGCAACGACTGGAAGCGCGCCTTGTGAAACTCGCCATAGGAGGCCAGCCTCCTAACTATAGAATTTCTGCCTCGCCGATACTGGAGTCTGAAGACAACATTCTCACTGCGTACAAAATCGTTTGCAGCATTGTAAAAAGCCATCACATATCGGATCGCGTTAACCAACGTATCAATAACGTTCAATTTGACCTGACGAGTGCAACCTCGCTGATAGAAACAGTGCGGAAGGATGCGTCCGCTCCTACTAAACAGCAGAGCGCTCTCTACCCTCTTGACCGGCGGGCAGAACAACTCATTGAGCTTATCATTCGCCTTAAAGAACGCATTGACAGCGTCCTGGAAGCTGCCAAGAAAGAACAGCCGCCCGAGAACAACAGACGGCAAAAAGTAACTTGAAAAATGGCGATCCCTGCAGGACTCGAACCTGCAACCTACAGATTAGAAGTGTGTGCGATTTTCTTTTAAATCATAGACCGTTAGACAATTTTCCTGCTTTGTTCACGCTGTGTAATTCCAATGAGTTACGGAACCGGTGTCTAATTTTTTTCAAATGAAACGCCTCAGATCAGGCTGCAATCGACGTCAAATTTCTCACAATAAGGTCATCCAATTTCACTTGATCGCTTGCACCAACGATGACACCATATACGCGAATAATAAATAAGCAGCCTCACGGGGAAGGCGAATGACACCAGATATGTTTGAAAGGTCAATCTTTGACCTTGTCAATGAGAAGGCACTCGTTCTTGAGCAGCATCTTTCGTCAGATGTGATCTTCTATCACGGTGGTATTTTTCCGGAGTATTTCCGGATATTCAGAGATTTTGTCGAAGAAGTAAGAGATAGATCAGAACGAACTGACGGCACTGTATCTATCGTACTTCGCACAGGTGGTGGATCAGCAGAAACCACAGAGAAGATGGTTAACGTTCTCCGCAACCATTACGATAATGTCTACTTTGTCATTCCTGATATGGCGATGTCCGCTGGAACGATCTTTTGCATGTCAGGCGATAAGATCTATATGGATTATGCGTCGAGCCTTGGCCCAATTGATCCGCAAGTTCCCGCTTCTGGAACTGGAGAATACGTCCCTGCAATGGGTTACTACGACAAGGTTCATGAGCTAGTCCAGAAGGGCAACCTACAACCAGCTGACGTTGTCCTGCTCAAGTCACTCGATTTGGCAAAACTGGCCCTTTACGAGCAAGCAAGAGACTTGTCTATCGATCTGCTAACGGACTGGCTTGTTAACTATAAGTTCAGGGATTGGACACAGCATAGGACAACAAATCCTGGCGCGCCGGTCACAATCGAAGAAAAAAACGTACGTGCGAAGCAGATCGCTAGCGACTTGGCCAATCACAAAAGATGGCGTTCACATGGACGCAACTTAGACGTCGTAAAACTAAAAGAACTAAGAATCGAAATCGACGACTATACGGATGACTTAGAAATGCGGTCAGCAATTCGTGATTATAATGATCCACTTACAGGATTTGTTGACAGACAGAGAATACCTTTTTATCTACACCACCACTTAATACAGGCATAAGGGAGTTAAGCGATGTCACTTGCAGAAGCAGTTCGCGATAGACTTGAGAAAACGCCTGCTGAGAATCAAACCACGCTGAGAGGTAAACTGCTCGAAGCTGAAAAGCTCGCGGATAAGTTCAGCGACGTTAAACCGGTCCCATACATTGTGCCTATCGAAGTTGCTATCGGCACGTTCTACCGGCCCGAGTAATCGTGGCTAACACGGAATTCAAAAGGGGTGGAGCTTAGACCGCCCCTTTTTCTTTTCCGAGAACGTTACCGCCGAAACTGTCCAGATCGGGCCTTGATAATGATCGCCTGTTAAAACCCGCCGATATTGTTAACGATCACGAGTGGCACCACCACGCCCGGACTTTCTTCATCACCGAACGTCAGGGAATGACGCGTCACATGCGCACCCGGCAGGTCTTTTAACACGCGTTGATAAATCCCCGCCCAATCGGTGAGCGCGAAAACCTTGTTCAAAAATGGATGGTCGGACGCCAGTATCACCTTGCCGCGATAGCGCACTGGTGAAACCTTGATCCCCCGCTCTTCCAGCGCGATTTTCACATCATCGCGATATTGCGCAAAAACGATCATTTCCGACATCGGCACACCGCGCCCAATCGAATGGCGCAACAAATACCGCAAACAATCCTCGGCCCGCATTCGCGCAAGATCGTCAAGACGTTCCTGATCGGTCATGCATGACATATCCGGCAGAGTAACCGAATTGGCCCATACATATCGTGCCCCGGATTCACCAAAGGTCGCCCGCGCCTCGCGCACGAGCGCCAGATCATAGTGCCGTTCAGATCGCGGGATTGCCGAGGGCGGCAAATTCCGGCGACTGGTGACCGGCAACGAACCGGGCATTTCATAATGACCATGCTTGCGAAGCGACGGCAGCACCTCCGCAGTCACCCATTTCTTGAACCGTTTGGCCGCTTCCTTGCGGCTGGTCAGGATCAGTGAATAGAGGCCGCTTTCGTTGATGATTGTCTTTGTAGGATTTCCCGGAATACCGTCGGTAATAACGACGGTATCTTTTTCATCATCATCCAACCGCGCCGAAGCATCTCTTGAATTGGCAATCTCCAAAACCTTGCAAACATCAACCAACACAAACCAGATCACCCCGTCCCTATCAAAGGTACGAACCGACTGACCTTCAAAATCGAATGATACCGGCAGGGTCATGACTTTGCCCCTTCCAGCATTGTGACCGCGTCTTTGCGGATGGAACGAACCCACGCAAGGACCTGCAAGCAATCCAGCTCATGCAACCCATTACAACCGGGACTGACCCAGCTTTCCAGTATGTCGAATTTCTTTTCCAGCTCGCCGGACGTCACAGCCGGGATCACCCGCAACTGATCCTCGCGCCAAGCCGAAAGATGACTATCCTCATCCCGGTCACCGACCAACTTGAGAACATCAAAAACATCATCCAATTCCGTAATGCCTTTCGGCGGTTCGAATTTAACTGACATTGCAATTCACCTGTTGTCCAGAACATCAAACTTGATTACTCTGTGAACAGGTTAAGTCCGCATGTTTACCATGTCAACAGGTTTGATTACAGTGATAACACCAGTGCAATGCAAGATGGCGCGAACCGCACTCGGACTGGGCGTCAGAGACCTAGCAAAAATCGCCGGGGTTTCCGCAATGACTATCACCAGATTCGAAAACAGCAGCACCAGCGGTTACGCCACAACGCTCGATAAAATAACCCGCGCTTTGGAAAATGCCGGAGTAATCTTCATCGCCGAGAACGGCGAAGGCCCGGGCGTGCGGCTCCGTAAACGAGTGCCCGATGCCAATTAGATTTCATCCGCGACCCGGCAGGTTTCTTACTTGTGACTATCGGGGCTATGAAGCCCCTGAAATGATAAAACGTCGCCCTGTCGTCGTGATCTCACCGCGAAAGCGCCAGGGACCGGGACTGTGCACAGTAGTTCCTTTGAGTACCACCCCTCCCAATCTACAAACCGCATGCCACGTGAAGATTGAAATCGATCCGCTTGGCGGAAGATGGACTGCAACAGAGATGTGGGCAAAGTGCGACATGATCACAGTGGCCAGCTTCAGCCGACTGGATATGATCCGAACCGGGAAAGCTCTGGATGGCAAAAGAATATACAATAACAATGAATTAGATGCTGATCTTCTAAAGAAAATCAGAGAAGCCTGCGCGTTTAGTTTTGGGCTCTAGTTGACTTTAACAAGACAAGTTGTTACATGAAACACGTACCCGCGCTGCGCAAGCATCGGGCGTTAAGACCGTACCCACGGCAGGCCACGTTGATAGAGGCGATAACAAGCCCTTGCGTGGCCTTTGTTTTTCAGGGTGCCTTAGAGCAACCACAGGTCAGAATTTATCGCGAATATACCGGTTGTAGTACCCACCTTTTGAACGAGCCTGACACAGCCCGTCAAATATCCATTTCGGGACCCGGTAGTAGCTATACGGCCCACCACTATCGACAAACCACAATTGCAGCACCTGCGTCGGCTCATCGTACTCGGCTCGGCTAATTGCCGTTGAGTTGAAATATGGCACCCGCTCCTCCCACTTAAAGGCATAATGGTAGCGAGGAACCCCTACATATTCAACAATGCTAAATAACAGCAATACCCGACCCCCGCACGTAACGAGGGCATCTATTGGGCGTGATTAGGAATTGGAAGCCTAGAACAGGCTTCCTTGTTGCGGACGGTCATCAACCGGTCGCATCAGATCCGCGTCATTGTTCCGGACGGAACCAACACGGTCTGAAACCTTGTGAAACCGCAAAAGCTGCGACGGCAATGGAACCGTCAGTTTTGGCAGAGCCTCATCAAGCGGGGCATTAAGCCAGGTACTGATTTCATCATCGATCAGGATCGCAGGTTCGCGATGGTGGATTTCACCCATCTTGGGTCCAGCTTCGCGGGTCAGTAAAGCAAAGGTACAGGCTTCAAACCGCTCGGCCTTGAGCGTGCCGACCCAATGTGACCAGACACCGGCCATCATGAAGGACGAAATCCCGTCATCCTTGCCAGCAACACCGATCGCATAAGCCTGCTTTTTACCCTTTTCACCCTCCGCGCGCCCCGCCGTTTGCCATTCGTAAAAGCATGAGGCCGGGACAAGGCAGCGATGACGCTGGATCGATCCGCGATATGTCGCCTTTTGCGTCACATCCTCGATCCGGGCATTGATGGTATTGAACTTTTTATCAGACAGGTCCTTGTCAAACCACGGCGGGATAAAGCCCCAAAAGGCATATTCACCCCATATATTCGAACCATCGGAAAGCACCACCGGGCAATAATGGGTCGGCGCGGTGTTATAATTCGGTTCCGGGTCCTTTTCAGGAGACGGGAACAGCAAACCCGAAAGTGCGTGTATCTCGGCCCAGCTCATTTCGTGTGAGTAACGCCCGCACATGCCTTGCATCCGCTCCAAAAGCTCGGGCCACCTTTGTCCAATCCTTCGCGGCCACGTATCCCCGCGGAATTATGTAATCTTTGCCAACGGACCAGCAACCCCTTTTTCAACCGCCGCTGCAGCGGCGTCAGCTTCTTGCGACCATCCAGCATCAACATGACAGCCGCATGGAATGACTGATATGGCAGGCGCTGCGGATGGAAATTTTCACCTGCCAAGATCGCATCAAACAGGTGGCGATAGTCATCCAGATACTGCCGATGCCAGCCCTCATCGGGAAACTCTGCCAGATAAATTTCGAAATCAGTCGCAAACTGTTGAAACTGCTCAATCCACGACAAAAAAGGGCGATCGCTCATATCCAAGGGCCTCCATTCTGGATGCACAGGATATAGGCGACCGCCCCAAATGTTCAATATACGTTCTCAAAATAGGAACATATTCAATGCGCGCGACCCGGGCCGAACAACTCACCGATCTTGCGGTTTTTGCCATAGCAATCATCATGCGCATCGATCAGGTCGACGATATACCGCCCAACTTTCTTATCCGTCACCGGCGGATCAGGGATCGCCGGAACGGGCTTGCAGGCGGTTAAAGCCCCCGGCACCGTCGCCTCGATATATTCCGCTGTCCGGATCGGTTCCGGTGTCGTCCCGCAAGCGGTCAAAAAGCCCGCGCACAGCAGGCCCGACACAACCATCATTCGGCGCATCATTCACCCCCTCCATCAATGATCGATAACGGGCTTCCGCCCCGGATCGCCGATCGCGTTCGTCGGCCAATGCCCGCTCGATCCGAGCACCGGCCAAGCGCAACCGATTGATTGTTTCCATGTTTTCGATACTGGCATCGCGCCATCGCACTGATCGCAATTGCTCAGCCTCGATCTGCGCCTGCGCACCATCAAGGCGGATCGTTTGCACGCCGATAATCGCGACCAGCAACGCCACCCCACCCGCGATCCACCAGATCATGCCGCCGCCCGTGATAGCGCCTGTTACGAGCTTGAAGATATTTCGCATCACGCACCCCCGACCATTTGCCGATACCAGCCCCAAATGCGGTCAACATAGGTGATGGTTTCACGCGAATGCCGCCCGGTGATGGCGGGCAAGCACGCGATGATTTCCGGATAAAGCGAAGGACCACCACACGCCCGCTGGGCCGAAAGAAGATGCCCCAGACCAGCATTGTAACTGGCCAGCGCCAAGCTATGCCGATCCCATTCAGGCCGCTTTGCCGACCACTGCCCGCGAAGCCCCGCCATATAAAAAGCCGCAGCCCGGATTGAGAGCTGCGGCATGAAAGCCGACGCATTCGGCGGCAGATCGATCTGCCCGGAAACCTGTCGCCACGTCCCGGGCATGAATTGGCAAAGCCCCTGCGCACCAACGGGCGAAACCGCATCGGGGCGCAGAAGACTTTCCTGATAGCACTGGGCTTTCAGGAGACGCCAATCGACACCCGGCAAATACCGACCGGCGTGCTGACGAAACTCGTGATCAAAGCGATCCGGAAACAATAAGCCCGACCAAGAGACAGACGGCCAGAATCCGAAAACCAAGATAACGAGACACAGCATCGTCTTTCGCATTGGAAATCCACCCTTTGAAATCAAAATCAATGATCCGGTCCAGCCATTTGAGAACCCAACGCACGATGACAAACGCGATCAGCGCCAGAACGAGTTGAACGACCGACGCCGCCGCGATGGACGGCGCCACATATGCAATCTGATCCATGTCAGACCCCTTTCGAATTTCCTGATTTGATTGCGCCGAGAAGGAATGCCTGCAGCCCCTTCGGACCAAGCCAACCAATAAAGGTCCCGACCGCGCAGGCTCCGGTTATGCTGAGATCGAAGTAATCCGCGATCCCCATCGAGATCGCGAAACAGAACCCGGCGGTCACCAACTCCCAAAGAAGCTCGCGCCCCCAAAAGCGTCGGAACCCCTTTGCAACAAGATTCCGGTGCCAAAGAATGCGGGCGTAAATCGTCAGCCCCGCTACTGGCCACCAAAGCTTTAACGCCACGAGCCATTGCGGCTCCAACTCGTGCGGCGGCTTATCCATGCCGGCACCCCCTACCATTCAGGCATAAAAAAGGCCGCCGATTGGCGACTGACTGAAACGGGCGCGTAGTTAACCGGTTCAGAAGAACCAAAGGGCAATAAGCCAGGTCATGAACACATAGCTGCAGGCCGTAACAAACCCGCACATCAGCTCGGCATATGACGTCCATCCATCAAGGAACTTCCCCCAAACAGGCAGTCGCGATCGATACCGATGACACCCGAAATAAATCGGCCCCATCAAGGGATTGAGCAACAGCAATCCACGCAGAGAAAGCCGCAACAGACTTGCCCGCGCCGCCCCCGGCCACCATTGCGACCAACCGGGCGCCTCTCCCAGCATCAGAAGCGCCGCCACAATGGGCGCGAACCACCAAGGAACAGAAAGCGCCGCACAGAAAATACCAGCGGACACCCCCGCCCAGATCAAAACCCCCTCGGTGGATTTCCCCACCCCTAAGCCGCCGCCACGCGGCATACGGTAAAGGATGGCCGAAACCACAATAGCCAACCAAATCATAACGCCCACCCCGCCCAATTCTCGACATCCTGCGGCGTCGTAATGGTACCGCCATCAATCAGGGCCAAAATCGCGGCCTCAGCTGCATAGCTGGCTTTGACATGCGCCCGCACGGCCATCACGACCGCGTGCATCTCAACGTTGGTCAGGGCCTCAAAACCGTGATTGAATTTCCAACCATCACCATCAGCACGAAGCCCTTCATCAATCGCCTGAAGCTCAAACGCACATTTGGCCTGTCCGCGATCATCGGTGGCTTGTAGCCAGCCATTCCATGTCGTACCGCCGGTTTCAACCCGCCAGCGCTTGTCCGCCGCGAGAGCTTTTAGCTGGTCAACAGTCGCCGCTGGCGTCTGCCAGGCAGACCCATCCCAAATGTCGTCAGGTGTCGCGGGCGCAAGTGGCGTCACCGTCGCAGGCAAAGGGCCGAGTTCCTGAATATCGACCTTTTGGCCGGTTTCAGTTGAATAGACCGCCTCGCCCCGATGATCCTCGGCAGCATTCCACGCGCCATCGCCAAATTGCCACTTATGCCCCTCGGGCAACGGTGCTTCAGGCAATGGGATGTCCGTCGCAAAGGCCGGGATCAGAAATTCACCTTCGCGCTTCGGATGCGGTTTTGCCGCACTCTGACCAAGGAATTCGAGAGTCTGCGGATGGTAATGATAAAGGTTCATATCGATATATCCCGGTCAGTATTTGATGCAGAAATTAACGGCGGTATTTTTCATGCGTGTTTCAGCGCCACCGAACGAACCTGTGAACCGTCCGGTTCCGGAACCGACGTTATTGCTGACAATCGAATCAACGCCTGACTGAACAATGATTTCATTAAGCTCGTGGGCGTGCGATTTTAGCTGGTCAGCCTGATACGTCCCGAAAACACGTCCAGTATCCAGCCCGCGTCCACCGTCAAACCCACGCAGACCAACACCGCGATAATCAGGCAGACGGAAGGTAGATGCTCCATCGCCCCGCGAAAATGAGCCGGACGTTGCTAGCGTCCAACTCGCTTCATCAATGATATTTCCGCTGGCGTTGGCGTAAGCCCAAAGGTCGGCGTCATCAGCACGCGTCAGGATCGAACCATCTGCGAGATAAAAGCCCGGCCAAGGCGTTGTTGACGGGCATGGCAGGATCGAGCCGACCGGTAGTGTGTCGCCATCCGGAAGAGCACCGATTGCTGCAGCAATCATCGCCTGAATTGCGCCAAACATCTGCGCAAGGTTTTCACCGCTGGGCTCAAGTCCTGCCCCGGTAATAACACTGAGAATTTCGCGCTGCGGATGTTCAATCGCCTCTGCAGACGGAATCGAACCCTCTATACCATTTGCTGGGTCCGCATTGACAAAAGGACGGTTGGGATCGGCAAGATTGCCGTTAACCGGCGGCTGAAACTGCATCACACACCCTCGTAAGACATGGTCAAAAAAGAATGGGCCGGCATGTACCGACCCAAGAGACATTCCAAATCTTCGGCGCGCGATATTCGCGCAAGCGGGTCCTGCCCAAGGGTCGACACACCGACCCGGAACCACGTCACGCGTGGCCCCAGCACGCGCATACGCCACCACGCCCTCATATCAGCCGTCGCGCCCAGCATGTCATAGCGCACGCTGTCTTTGTTTCCCGATGTATTGGCGCCGCCCACCTGGCTTATGCCAACCATGAACGGTCGGTATTCAACAATTGCCGTCTGATATCCGAGAGTTTCGGCAAGCCCGATGAAGTAGCCCGGGTTTTGACCACCACGCGCACGATAGCGCGTCAGAACCGCGGCACGGCGTTCTTCAATCGGCATACCCGACGTCTGAAAACAGCAGTCAGGCAGACCGACCTGCGTTTCGTGATCTGGCAGCATTTCGATGGCGCGCGCAGGCTGGCTTTCAACAACCAAGCGGTCAGCAGCCAGATCAACCTCGATCCATGTCGAACACTTGGCACGCAGGAAATCCCGGCCAACCCCGTCGTAATCGCGAAATCCCTGCCAAGCTGCCCCCGGGGGCATGGCCGATGCGACAATATCGACATAAGCCTCAAGCCTGTCATCAATCATAACTGACCACCCCAAGGACCGGGATTTCGCCGATCGCATGTGCCACATCGTCGGCAGGGGCAGTAATCTTATGCCGCCCCTCACCGGCAGAAATCGCAATTGCTTCAGTGATCCAGCTTCGACTTAATGTCACCCCGGGCTGACCCCGACGGAAAATCATGTCAAGAAGCTCGGCGGTTATTGCACTGCGAACCACAGGCGTATCCGGATCAAGCCCTATGATAGTAATCGCCAGCGACTTCGGAATTGGCGCCACAACATAAACATCAGCAGTCGTTGGACGGCGGGCATCAATGTGGGATTGAACCAGTGCAACATCAGCCGCCGTTGGAATACCACCATCGGACGCCCGCAGAACATCCATCATGAAGCGAACAGTAACCGTTCCCATGCCCATTTCACGGCGCGAAACCCAGACACGGGTTACACCGGGAACTTCTTTGGCCCACTTCACATAATCGCCATCAGCACCACCATGCGGCGGCATGGCAATTTCTTCAAGAATTCGCCCGCGATAATGCTCGACAACACCCGGGCGCCCGTCCTTTTCCTTGTCCGACCCGCCCGAAAAACCGCCAGCAGCAACGGTCGCAACCGGCTCAACACCATCAACCGGGTTAACGAGAGTAAGGGAAGCCCCTTCACTAAGGTTTCCGTTAGCACCCGGAACGGAAGCTTTCACATTTGCAATGGCCTGACCGGTTTCATCAAGCACCACTCCGGCAATAACCTTGAATTCGGTTCCCGCCGAATCCCGAAGCACTTGATCGGCATCAATACCCGCCCCGGCAACACCATTAAAAACGGCATTGCCGGTCGCGCGCGACGCCTGAATACGTTTCACATCAAATGTAAAGCCGTGACCATCCAGATTATCGCCCGCCGCCCACAGAACCATTGTCTGCGATGCAATATGGTCAAGGTAACCATAGGCCCCGTTTGCCAACATGCCATCGATGTATGGCATGACGGCAACCGGCCCCTGTCCGAGCGTGACGCCCTGCCCCAGACGCGCCTCATAATGTGACCCGGACTGCCCGCGAAGGGCCTCAAAGGTAGGGACTGTGAAACCGGTCAACTTGTTCATGAATTGCGATCCATCCACTGCCAAATATCGGCATAGCGCCGTTCAAAAATCTGCCCTGTGGGCCGTTTGATTACCGCATGGCCAGAGATCACCCACCGGCCTGCATTGCGGTCGCGAACGGCATCAAACACCGCAGACTGCGCGACACCAATTTTCGTTAAAAATTGCAATGCCTCGGTTCCGTATTCCCGAACTCGCGCAACCGTCTGGCTGGTGATGATTTCGCGATCCAGAAGCCACAGACGCGACCCCAATTTGAAGCCACCAACGGACGGCCAAGCCTCACCCCAGAAACCGCGACGATCTGTCCCGTCTGGCAAAACGTCATCTTCGCGGGCGCGACCATCAGTAAATAGAGCCGCGTTGACGGCGGTTTCCAAGCCGTGATCGGTTTGAATGGTCGGCGTTTCACCGGTTAACAAAGCCAGGTCAAAC